AAAAGCGCGCTCTACCGCGTCGTCGGCGCTCGCGCCCTCATCGGCCATCAGCTTGACGGCGCGCTGCCTCACATCGCCGCCGAGCTCGCCATAGCCGGCGGCGTTCAGATCATCATCAATGCCGCGCATGTGCGCGTCGAATTCGTGCTGTTCGCGCTCAGAGCGCGCGGCAGCTTCCCGCTTGCCGATGTGGCCCTCGAAACCCTCCGGAAACCGCTTTTGACCGCGCATTTCGGCGTCGATCGCGTCGAGCAGATCCTTGACGGTCGACGTTCCGGCGTGGCTTCCGCGGAGATAGCCGGCCTCTTCCGCCGCCTCGCGCGCGTAGTCGAGCGGCCAACCGCCTTGCCGAACCAGTTTGCGGCGCCCGACGCCCTCGACGTTCACGGTGTGACCGTGGCCCCCGATCGCCTCCAGCTCCGCGTCAGGCCCCAAGCCGCCCTTTGACGCGATGAATTCGAGCAGGCTTTGCGCCTTCGGCGTAGCAGGAGCCGGCGCAGCCGCGGCTTTCTGCCGATCATAGGCCGCCGCGACCTCATCACCGAACTTCGCGCGAATATCCGCAACGTCGCGCGCGTGCTGCTCACCGAGATCGGCGCCGGTTGCCGCCGGCAATGGTCGACCAGGCCCCTGCGCGTTCAAACGCCTGTCAATGACGTCGATCGCCTGTTGAGCGCCCTTCGTGTTGAGATCGCCCGGGGCAATGTCGATGCCTTGCTCCCGCAAACCGGCCTCGACGTCGCGGCGAAAGCCAGCCGCAGAGCCAGGCGTGAACTCACCAGGAGCCGCAGCCGTGGCGTCATACTTCCCGCGGTAGTCCGCTTTGGCAGCATCACGAGCCGCGGCAAAACGATCCGAGAGGCTTCCCGCCGCGTCATAAGGCGCGAGCACATTCCGACTTCCCGTCAGCGATCGGGCCAGGTCGCCGCCTTCGTTCGCGACCGCCGCCCGGTTCGCGGTCTCAGCCGCTTGCCGCGCCTGTTCCTGCGAAAGCAATTCCGCGGCGATCCGCTCCGCCTGCTCATTGCTCGAGCCCGCGGGACCGAGCGCGCGCGCCAAGTCCTCGCCCTGTTGCGCCGGCGACATCGGGCCGGCGTGAACGCCAGCCGCCGCGGCTTGTCGCGCCTGCTCCTGGGCGATCAATTCGGCCGCGATCCGCTCTGCCGCCTCATTGGGTGCGGTTCGCGCCGCGGCGCCGGTCGGATCGAGGCCGGCGGCGATTTGGTCGCCTGCCTCAGTCACGCGCGCGT